AAAGAAGTCTAAAGATTGACGTTTTAACCAATTGGTATGATAATACTGTTTAAATTCAACAGAGTTATCTTCTAAGAATTTTCTAACTGTTTCCTCAAGTTTACTTTCTACACATTTTGGACAACCCTTACCCTGCAAATGATTGTGTGGTAATTGCTTAAAAGAACCATGCTGCGAACAAACTATTTCAACTGGGGTAGAGTTATTAACATAGTTAACCTTAGAATAATCATATTTATCCCCATGAATAATCTTAGATTTTCTTATAAATTCTTCTTTATTGGATGAGAATGAAGAAGAAAGTTTATCAGACTTACATTTTGGACAACCATATCCAGAAAGATGATTTGTAGCATTAGTATACCATATTCCATGTTCATTACCATATCTATCTTTAACATGGCAACAAACAGGTATATTCTTCTCTTTAGCATTCTTATAAGTAAACTCACCATAAGTATACTTAGAATTATGTACTTTATTAAACTTATTAATAAGTTCTTCTCTCGTATGTTTCTTTTTTTCAGACATACCAAGAGGCTTTCTATGTGCTAAATGATGTTTAGGACGCTGGGTAAACTTAACGCCATTGCACCACAGAACAACAGGTGTAGACGTATTAACATATACGACATCTCGATAATCAAACATATTATCTCCCCATACCAACTTGGAACGTTTTATAAATTCTTCTCTATCCACTATTCTTGCTTTTATAAAATATATGCAAAAATAATGATTTTAGAAATATATCACAAGTTATTTTAGTTAAAAAACACGAAACACCATATTTATATTTAAAAATAAATAATAATATTATTAATTTATATTTCTATGAGTGATTTATTGCTTAAAATGCCTCTAAATTATGAGCCATTAAGAAAAAACCGATGGTTACTTAGATTCCCTGCAGATTTAGGTATACAGGAGTGGTGGATTGCTTCTGCGAAACGTCCTTCAATAAAGCAGAATGAGAAAGAAATTCAATTCCTTAACACATCAACATGGGTAATTGGACGTTACACATGGGATAATATGCAGGTAAAATTACGTGACCCTATTGGTCCGTCAGCTTCACAGGCTGTAATGGAGTGGGTTCGTTTACACTCTGAGTCAGTGAGCGGTAGACAGGGTTATGCAGCTGGTTATAAGCGTGATGTAGAGTTAGAGATGCTTGACCCAACTGGTGTTGTTGTATCTAAGTGGATTTTGAAAAATACCATGGTAACAGATTGCGATTTTGGTGATTTGGATTACAGCCAGGACGACCTTGCGGATATTTCAATGACCTTGAGATTTGATTACGCAATCCTCGCATACTAAAAGACAAGAGTTTGTTATAACGTTTTGAGTTATTTCAAACTCTTTTATATTTCATATAGTTGACATAATCGTATTTTTTTTTATATTTTAAATAAATTATAAAGTTATGATTACAACTGATGAATTGAAAAAAGAGATTAATATCAAAGAGAATAGTTTAAAGATGTACAATAAGACAAGAATGGATATGCTTTTGCGTGGTGCAGATAAAGAAGACTGTTCTGAAATTGAACATCAAATAGAAATGTTGCGTAATGAGATTGATACGTTGAAAAACATTTCAGAATTTAAAGATATTAAACTCGTCAATGATATATCTACTGAAAAAATTAAGTCTAATTTATTTAAAGTAAAATTTCCTAAAGAAATAAACATTGACCAAGATTGCATAAAAAGTTTGGATTATGATAATGTATTTAACCAAATTAGTATATCTGTAGTAGATTATGTTAAACGTAAGAATGGATATATTGAAATTCTTGGAAAAGAATTAGAGAAGAGTTGTAATAGAACTTTTGACTTTGAGATAGAATGGCGTGATAAAAAAGGTTCAATTGCCTATATAGAACAATATACAGGGTGTAAAATTGAAGTTTATTATACACATAGTTGTACAACTGATAGTAATGAAGACCGAGTATTTGTTATCACTATTAGTTATGAAAAATTAGAGTATAAAGCACCAGTATTAGAAATTAACAAGAAGTCATCTTTTTGGGAGGATTTTTATAATGATAAAGATTCGAATGTTAATTCTATTTCTGCTACAGATTACCCAGACCCATTCAAAACAAGAATATATTGGTGAAAAATGAAACAACCAATTAAAAAGACAGATAACAAGAATAGGAAAAAGACCAAAACAAGGATGAGAAAATCTAATGGGAAACCACTAAGAACTCATCCTAAATTTGGTACAAGTAAATTAGAAAAATACTTTGAGACAGAATTTCTCAAGAAACTTAAAATCAAATACCAGTGGCAATTTGAAGCCAAAGACATACAGAGGAGTTATGATTTTTACTTACCAGAACATAATCTTCTAATAGAAGTAGATGGAGATTATTATCATGTAAATCCAGAAATTTACGAAGGTAAAAAACTAACACCGACACAGAAACATGATTTATGGGTAGATAAAAAGAAAAACGAATGGGCTTTAATGCATGGTATACCTCTTTTAAGGATATGGGAGAGTGATATTAGGAAAAGACCTGAAGAGGTTATGAAAACACTTAAAAGCCGACTCAAAATACAAGGACAGAAAATACGTCTTGAAGAAAATAAGAATAAAAGACATGTAAATAAAATTCGATGAATGTTACGTTTTATATGCCGTACTTTGATTACAATGATGATTCTTTTAGTGTGGATAATAATTACTATAAAGATAATGACTACACGAACAAACTTGTAAGTGAGTACGAGAAATACAAAGATATAATTTATGAAACAATGAGTGATAGCACTGGAGCACATAGTGGTTTTAATGGAAACACCTATATGATGGGTCAGAAAAGTCCTTATAAAGATGATAAAATCAGTTTTGCCCAGTGTCAAGGTTCTTTGTTTGATATAGATAATAAACCAGAAACGGTAGATAACTTAATTACGTATTTCTCCCAACAAGAGATGTTTATTACTCGTTTTCTACTTGATTTTAATACGTCAGATGAAGAATTTGAAACAGAGTTTGGTATATGGAATCGAGGACACGACGAAATACATACATACGAATCATATGGTGAAGATTGGGTTTTGCAAAATGAGCCAAAAAGGAATGTAAAAATATGTTTTAAAAATAATGCTAATAAGGATATTTATGCTGAGTTAGTAAATTGTAAAATTATAGAAAGAGTAAAAGTTGGAGAGTATATTATTCTCGTGGAAAAAATAAATTTAATTGATAAATTCATATAATATGTCAAAGAAAAAACTAAGTGAGGAACAACTTAAAGAAATAAAGATTCTTCAAGCTAATAACCAAATGTTAGAAAATAGTATACAGCAGGCTAAAGAGAGAGGTAAAGAGGAATCTGTTAAACGCATCAAGAAAGCGCAGAAAGAAGTTCAAGACCATATTAAAAAGATTGACCCAGATGCAGATGTGAATATCAATCTTAGTCAAACTATAAAAAAGGAGAAAACAAATGATGACCTATTCGATGACTATGATGTGTTTTCAATACTTAAGCATGAGGATAAAACTACTCAAAAAGTTGATAGTGAATCTTATAGAGAACATAGCATTAAGGATGAATATATGGATGATATCAGTGACGATGATGAAGAAGATGAAGAATATATAGATTTGACTTCAGATGACGAGAGTCCAATACAATCAGCTGCAAAAGTACAGAACGATAAACTTTACAACAACGTTGACCCAGAGGTTCAATATGATATCATTCAGTTACCAAGTAACGGAGAGTGTTATCCTGATAAATTAGACAGAATACCAGTTGGGTATTTAACAGCGTATGATGAAAACTTTATCACCTCTCCAAACTTATACGAAGATGGATTAGTGATTGATTATCTTTTAAAACATAAGATAATGAATAGCGGTATTGATGCAGATTCGTTAGTTAGTGGTGACGTAGATGCAATCATGGTATGGTTACGTGCCACAAGTTATGGACCAGAATTTCCAATTGTAGTTGCAGACCCAGAAACAGGTGAGAGAATTGAAACAATCGTAGACTTAACAACTATTAAACCAAAGGAGTTTAAACTTGTATCTGATGAAAACGGGCACTTTGAATATACTCTTCCAATTACCAAGAAGAAAGTGAAGTTTAAGTACCTTACAAGAAAAGAAGAAAAGCAATTATCTCTTATTACAAAGATAGAAAATTATGGTACAAAGGCAGAACTTTTAACTGAAATGAGTAAGAACTTGATGAGAATGGCATCTACCGATGAATTTATGTCAGCTCAAGAAAAGGGCGAAGTTGATAAAACTGTCAAACTAATTAGAAGATGGATAGAACGATTGAAGAAGAAAAGTGATAAACCGTTTACACGTATGATTACGAATATTCTTCAGTTACAGGTCGTATCCGTAGATGGAAATGCTGACAGAAAGTATATCAATAAATTTATTAACACAATGCCTGCACGTGACTCATTGATGTTGAGAAGATATATAAACGACAACGCACCTGGTATGAACTTTAATATTACTGTTGAACGACCAGAGTCAATGGGAGGTGGCTCATTTGATACCTTTCTTAACTGGGACGATTCTGTTTTCCTCAATATCTCCGAATTACGAGAAAAATCTTAAAGAAGAATTATTTGGCTGTTTTAAACATATCGGTATACCTTTTACAACATTAGATAAGATGCCTACTCGAGATAGAAAATATTATATACATCAATATAATGAATATATGGAAGAGAAGGCAAGAAGATATGAAGGGGGAGGTAGTAGTTCTGCAAATATAGATGCAGCTACAGATATCGCACAAAATGATTTAGAATTATAGAAAAAAGCCTTGGTTAATCCAAGGCTTTATTTATTTCTTTATTTTCGTATTTGTTTGAAGTTTGCATTTTCAATACCGCTATATCGTAAATTATTGGCAACAGTAATTAATTTATAACAACTCTTAATCTCAACATTGATATATGTAGTATAACGAACAAGTTGTTTCTGCAAATTCTTATCTGTTGTGAAACGATTAGCAAAATCTTGAAGTTGACCACTAAAACTTGAAAATATAGAATCAAGAATATTTTTCAAATTAGCAGAACGCAGCATATATGCATTATCCTGTGTTTTCATGTCTTTACTATTAGCACGGCTGTTTTGAGAACCATTTTTGCCAAATGCTTTTTCTACCCCATTCATACCCCTTTTAGCACCAACAGCAAAATCTCTTACAGGATTCCAATTACGTAATTGTGAAGGAATTAAAGATGAAATTGAAGGACTTTCAAAAATATGTGATTCTTTTACATTTTTACCATAATTAATAGTTGCTTGAATTTGTTTTAATGTTGCCATAAGCTGATTCGCTAAAGTATGACCAGCATTAAAAATCGAAGCCATTTCAAGATACTCTTGAGGAACCTTTGTTGCATTAACATTCTCTATCTGAGGGTAGAATAAACAACTTTCAAGATTCATTATTGCTGAGTTAACGAGATTGGCGTATTTATTCTTATTAAACAACTCATTAATTAAAAACTCATTAATACTTTCTTTTATGATATTATCTAAATTCATTATATTTGCTTTTTAAGATAAATATCAATTAAACGCAAAAAGTCTATTAACTATCAAGCCACATTTGAATAGAATGCATACCATTCATAATGTGCCCCTCTGGGTCTTCTAAAAACCATCCCATAAACAAACTGAACAGAATAATTACAATAGCCCAAAAGAAAATAAGAGCTATAAAATATCCTATCATATCTAAACATCCTGAAAAAGTAAGAATGTTATTACCTTTAATCTTTGAAATAATCATAATCGTAAAGTTTTAATTGTTTAATATTTTATTGTTGATGCAAAGGTAAGTAAAAATATTGATGTAACAAAATATATTATTGTAAAAAATGTTAATAAGCTATTTATTTATAATAAAATAAGATTTAAAATAAAAGAAATATGGCACCTCTTGCTGTTATTGGAAGTATACTTGGATTTGCTGGAAAGAATTTTGCTAAAATAGTTGTTGGCGGTGCTACGGGTGCCTCTAATGTATTGATTAATGGTGCAAAGAATGTCGTTGGTGCATTTTTCTCACTCGTTAATCCTATATCCATGATTAAAAATGGATTGAACGAATTACAGAAATTTGACGAAATGGGTGTTAAGACATCACGTCAAATTGGTTTAAATTATGGTTCAAGCGTTGCTTATACAGGTACTTTAATACGACGTACTAAGGATTTAGCTGCCGTATATGGTGTTACAAGTGAAGCTATAGGACAAATTCAAGAGAATTTATCTAAAGCCACTGGTAAGGCTATAATGTTTAACGATGCACAAGCAGAGATAGCTGTTGCTGCTAATAGAACTATTGGTGAATCAGCTATGTCTCAATTCTACGAAGAGTATCAGAAATTTGGTGGTAGTGTTCAGGGGGCAATGGATTTAGCTGTTGACAGTTATACCCAAGCAACAAGGATGGGTCTATCAGCTCAAGAATACTCAGCAAAAGTCGCACAAAACATCAAAATGGCAAACCAATATAAGTTTGCCGACGGTGTTAATGGCATTATGAAGATGACAGCACTTTCAGAGAAACTTGGCTTCAATCTACAGTCAATGGGAAGTGTCATTGATAAATTTAATACTATACAAGGTTCTATTGAATCTTCAGCAAATCTTCAGATGTTAGGAGGTATGGGTGCTGCATACGGCTCTAATCCAATGACTATGTTATATGAGTCATTGAATGACCCAGAGGCTCTTACAAAGAGAATGACTGACATATTCGGCAGTTTAGGTACATTCAATACCAAGACAGGTATGAGTGAACTTACTGGATATAACATGGCTTTAATTAAAGAACAAGCAAAGGCTATGGGTATGAATCCAGAGGAAGCTGTACAGATAGCCAAATCATCCGCAAAAGTTAAATTCGTAGACCAGCAAGCAGGTGGCGCTTTAAGCCATTTATCAGAAGAACAAAAAGCGTTCGTTGAAAATAAAGCACAATACGATACAAAGACAGGTCAGTTTACTATTACAGATGTTTCTGGTAAGACTAAGGAAATTAGTCAAATGACACCAGAAGAAGTTATGGCTCTTCAAAAGCAAGAAAGTATGACTGATAGAGAGGCATTTATGAGTGGTGCACAGCAAATAGTTAGTGTCAGTGAGAGAATTGAAGGTATACAAGCTATGATAGGTGCACAATTAGCCGAAACCCTATTCCCTATGCTTGATGGATTTAAGAGTTTAATTAGTAGATTAATTCCGTCTATAACAAATCTTGTGGCGAATGGAATTAGTGTATCTGTTGGTCTATTAAAGATGATGGTTAGTGGAATAAAAATCCTCACAAATTCACGATTCTGGACAGGTCTTGCAAAAGTGATGATACAGGGTATATCTGCTGGTGCTGCTGTTGTTGCGCAATGGTCTGTAATGGCATTACTTGGATGGTTTGGTGTCGCTATCCAAGGAATTTTATCATCCTTGGCTGTTATTGGTAAACTATTTGGTGCGGATAAAAAAACTCAAAACACATTAGACAAAATATCTGGACTCGCATCTGGTATTACATTAGGAAAAAAGGTTTATGATGGTGTAGGCTCTTTATTAGATAAGATGGGTCTTAAAGGATGGGATTCTAAGGATGAAAGAGGTGAAGAATTAAGAGGTGACTTTAGAACCTTTAAGGATGAAACAGGACAAACTTTTAAAGCTGCAACCAGCATAGTAGGTGATGCTATAACAATAGGTAAAGAGGTTATGGTATTCGGAAAGCAAGCCGTAGACAGAATGGGTGCTACTGGAGAAGAAAGAAAAGCAGGATTCAATAAAGCAATCGCAGATGCACAAAACAAAGATGAATCTAAGGTTAAAGTTGTTTATGACAATGTAGGTGCAATGCAGTCAGCTGGTAACACTCCAAGGAGGAGAGGACTTGGAACCTATAATAGTTCGTATAGTACAAACTACAATAGTACAGCATGGACAGATGCAAGTATGTCGGAAAGTTCACGCACAGGTGATGTAAATAGCAACTATAATAGTGATAGTGATAAAGCCACTACAGCTGTAAGAGAGGATATTAAAACAGGTAGCAGTAGTGTGGTTGATGCTATTAATAGGCAAACAACGATTATTGAGAATTTAAATGACCGTACCACTGTTATTAAAAATGGAACAACAGGAGTAAGACATACCAAGATAACTGTAAAACCTGTAGGAGAACCAACATACTTTGCAGACCCAAGGGGTAAAGAAAATGTATCACCTATTAATTCTGGTAAGATGGAGTTTGGTAACATTAATGTAAATGTTAGTGGTGATATTAATCTTAGAGGTACAGACGGTAAACTAAGTAATATTGATATGGATGCTATCAAGAAAGAATTAGAACGTTCACTTACAGCAAGTATTAGGGAAAATATGAATAAACAGGCTAACATGGGTATGACGAATAAAAATGTTAGTTATATTAGAGGTGTAGGAATTGATTCTGGACATAGAACAGCTTAACAATTCTATTCATAAAGCAAGAAAAAATATTATTATTTAATTGGTAATATGTGTGAAAAATGGCAAAAAAATCATTAAACATACTTAAAGAAATAGGTAAATCAAACTTAAAAAATGTTCTCGAGAATGGTGATTTAATTAACCGTTCTATTGGGGAAAGAAATTCTTATGATTCAATTACAACTGTATTAAAAGGACTTGGGCATAAGCCAGTCAGTTTAATGGGGTTTGATTATACATATATATTTGACCATGTAAGAAGAATATATAATAATAAGAGATTTACTTTTTACGGTGATAAACCGACCGTACATTTTGCTGACGTTGATAGAGATGTT